ATCTAGCGGCATTATTCCTTCTTGGCTTTCTTACGAAAGTAGATAAACGTTGCAGTTGATGCAGCAATAGCCGTCGCGGCTGCCCCCAGCTGTGCGATGGGCAGAATTACGGACGCAAAGAGCGCCAACCATGCGGCAACGTTGCCGATTAATGCTTTCAAGTGTTCCATCTGACTTTAGTTTGCTGAGGGACTTGCAGGCTGCGCTGCATTTGTAGGGAGCGTAGCGGCTAGCGCGGGAGTAGGAAGATTGACGGGATCGCCGCGGGATACCTTAACCGGATTGCGAGAGCCAGCAGGATACCTAGTTGTTGTTTGAGTCTGCCCTGGGACGTACTTACGGACAGTCCCATCATGCTCAAAGTAGATGTAACTAGGGACTTTGAGCTGATTGGCTACGGCAATATCGTTAGGAGAGAAAACCTGCCCATCTCCGTCATCGCCGGGATGGTTGTGATAGATGCCGGCGATCTTATGGCCTTTCTGTACCTGAGCACGCAGTCCGAAACCGTCGTGCTGGTTCTGTGTAATCGGAGCGGAGTAGCTATGCTCTCCATTATCGTTGGAATATAGAACCCCAGCAGACTCAACAGTACGTTTACCGGTAATGTCTTTGGGTAGGGTTTTAAACGCTGCGAATGCTGCAGCATCCGCGTCAGGATGCCAAGCTGCGCTGGGGTCCAGAGATGCAATAGGAAGATCCGCCATTAGTTCAACAGATAGGCAATGGTCTGTGAGTTATTGGAAATACCTTTGGTCCCGGCGTTTGTCCAGAGCGTGCTACCGGCAACCCACATAGTGATGGTTCCAGATCCGGCAGTGATTTGAGCTGCTGCATTCGTTACGACGCCGCTATTGTTTTGTGCAAATCCGACTGGAACAATTTGTGTCAGCGTCGCCGGCTGAATGGCAGCAGGCAGCCCGGTCACGGTAAACGATGCGGAATTGCTAGTCCCTGTTGCGACAGGAAGATTTAGCAACACTAGCTTACCGATACGAGTCCAAGTCGCTGTACCAGTGACGCTCGCTGTCATACCTGTGTAGGTGGCGGTAAACGTTCCTGTGTCTGGGGTCATATCCACCAGAGCCGCAGCTACAGGCCCGTTGCCCTGAATTAGGCCATCACCGCGCACCTGAAAGTATGTTAGCGATGCTGCCGCATTGTTGATCGTCAGCGCGTTATCGCTGGAATTCGTTCCCGCAGAGATCAGCGGCCCAAAGGACTGACTTGCTGTGTTCGGAGATGTGAGAGTAAGGGGGCGCGCATTGGCAAGGGCAGTTACTGCTAGAGCAACCCCGCTGCTAGGAGCATTAATAGTTACATTCCCGCCTGAGCCAAAGATAGACCCAATAGCAGCGCCATTAGCTGTTGCGATAACGATTCGGCCGCCGACTCCAGGCGAGAATACGAAATCGGTTACCGCAGCTCCAGTGACCGCGTTGGTTCCTAGACCGATGAATCCGCGATTAATAGTGTTAGTCGTATCACGAAATGCTAGATTCCATCCTGCCCCGGTATTCGGGCCGGATAGACGGAACGCGATTGGAGTCTGAATGCCCGTAGCATCAACAGCTACTCCGCTGGCAGTGCTAACCACTACACCGGAATTGAATGTGTGCTGTCCGGTCCACGTCGGTACGATAGCCTGAGACAGCTGCGGGGCTGCATCCGAACGCATGTACGTAGACGCGGCGCCGTTAACCGCAGACAGTCCAATAGACGCGGTAGGGTTAGCAGCTGACGAGCTATCCAGCTTAGTGGCGATAGCTGCTGCGATAGCCGCCAGCTCCGGATCTACATCCGCTCCCCGAATCAGCTTGGCCGGATTGCCAGGAAGTAGCGCGTCTTTAGGCGCGAAGAACGTTGCTTGTATGTAATTGCTCATTTAAGCGATGCGCCCAAGTTTGGCAAAAATCTCAGCCTGTTGAATTGCGAAGTCGTTAGAGACGTCGGCTTCTGCAGAGAAGCGGAAGTATTGACCAGCACCGCCAGCGGCGATGTGGAGCAGCTGTAGTAGAGCCCCACCGGACCACTCGGATAGCCCCCACTGTCCGGAGCCCCACTCAGCAGCATTACCGCCGCTTGTGGCCGTCTTGGTTTCTTGTCTGCCGATTGACGAGAAATCGACGTAGTACCGGAAGATGACGTTGACGGTATTGCGTACGAAGACGATTGCCCCGATACGCTTTAGAATCTTCAGTCTAGTACTATAGTCCGAGCCCAGGTCAAGCCAGGGGGTTTGGAACTTGTAGCGATAGGTGTTGCCATTGTCCGGACCTGCCGCATACTGGCCTACTGTCCCGCCGGCAATACCCGACGTGTAGAAGATGCGACCGACAGTCTCAAACAGCGCAGTAGGCGCGATAGTCCACCGAGTGACCGGAGACACAGTGTCTCCGTCTGGGTCCTGAAAGGACTTGCGGAGATCGACTAGCCACGTGTAGCGGGATGTCGGAAAGCTAACAGCGTAGAAGCCGTAAGTAGGAGAGTAGACAGAGCGGATATTGTTCTCTGTTTCGCTAGCCAGCTGTGCCACAAGAGCATCTCGTACGTACTTGGTAAGGCTCGATACCGGGCGGCTGCGCTGCACGAGCAAGCGCTGCATAGTCTGAATGCCCGTAGGGCTCAGCCAAACCAGATCCGTATCACCGACGTGCTGTACTGTGTGTTGCGATACACAGCCCGTGCCGTTGATGACATCAACTACGCGGAGAGTGGAGACGTCCAGGCCCAATACCGTAGGGTTCTGGTCTCCTAGGAATACTAGCTGCTTGCGCCCAAAGACAACCATAGTATGGTTGAATGCAACGAGGGCGGTAATCTCGTCTGTGCCCTGTGGCCAGACGTTAGCCATATCGAACTGACCAGCCCCGCCACTATTCCAGGCAGTCTCATCTAGCAGTCCGGAGTACTGGATTGTGTGTCCGTCTGCCCCGACTTGCCACACACGGCCATACGCAGCAGTACCGACACCGCCAGTAGGAGCAGTACCAGAAGACTCAACAACAGTAGCGAAGTTGCCCGCAGAACGGACAATAAGCTTCTGCCCATTCTGGAATCCAATAACCTTGTTATTGAAGTTCGCAAAGTGCCACGTCCCATCCGCAGTAGTAACGCCCCCGCTGATGTCAGATCCAGACGGGTTAGAGACTGACGAGCTGATACCGCCATTCCAGGCAACAATAACAGTCGAACCGCCGGTAGCAGTGCGCTGCTCAAACAGCGTCTTGATAACTGGTGTACCAGCAATAGGAGAGCCGGTTACCGTGTTGATACCCAGACGAGCAGCTAGACGTCCGGAGTTATCAATAACCGCATTCTGGGCTTCTGTGGCCCAGTCAGGAGGCAGCAAGCTAGACTCCTGCTGCAAGTTGAGCCCCAGATGACCTGGGGTTACAACGTTAAGCGGAAGTAGCTGCGGGTGCGGCGGGATGCGCGCTAGGCGTGGCATTTAATCGACTACTAGCTGATCTAGGCTGCCGGATTCTGCGCTGTCGCGAGACACCGCATCGTCTAGGGATGTGCGGTAGCGTTCTTCTGTGAAGGCTCCACTAGCCCCCATCTCTTCGCCTCGATCAATCAGCAAATACCAGATAGTCCCCTTGATTAGGGGCAGATCCGGAATCTTTAGAGCTGTATCTAGGTCTGTTTCCGCTAGCGTAGTCTGCGGAACATGCATGTAGGCAGCAATTGATCTATTCGTATTGGGTTTGGGGTAGACGTACATCACCGCCTGATCTGCCGAAACATCTACGGCAAATCTGTCTGGCTGTACTGTTGTTGTGTTCGTTCCGGCCTGGGTCAGAAGGAACAGAAGTTCCGCTAGCGGACGTTCCTGCAGCTGGACCGGGTTTGTTGGGTCCGTAATGTCAAAAACGAGCGGCACTAGTTGCCCGATTTGTGGCTCCGCCACTCGGACTACTCTTGCGCGCTCGTCTGTTCCGCTGATTACAGCGTTAGTTGTATTAGCAAGGATTGTAAAAGTCAGGTACTGACGTAGAGAACGCCAGAGCGTAGCTTCTTCAATCTCTTCTTTGATCTGGTTGAGGAACTCCAGAGCCTTCAACGCGAGAGTGTCAGTGATCGTAGCCACTGCCGCGTCAATTTTCGATTCACCAATCGCGGTTAGAACGCGATTAAGAACCACTCTTAGAGTTGTCGCTGCCATCTGCTACAGGTTCCTCTGCGGCTGCCTTACCAAGCTTGTCGTATAGGCTCACGAATCGGGCAGCTGCCTGGATTCCTTGAACTGTGGCCCCTGAAATGAGGCTCTGTAGGTCTTTGAAGTCTTGTTGCTCGAATTGCATACGGTCTCTCTCCCTTAGTTATCCGCACTTCGTTTGAGTGCGTATAAGAAAGGGACCTGGGATTGCTCCCAGGCCCGTTCTACTAACTTAGCCGTCAGTGAAGCTTGCCGGGGTAACGATTGGGATAATCGAAGTAGAGCGGAGACCCGCTGTACCGTAGATCATGTCCGCAGTGAACAGGTCAGCAAGCCATTCCTGCTTGTACTGAGTCTGTGTACGAACTCCCATCTGCTCTACCAGCAACAGCGCGTCGCGCTGGAACATTAGGAGCAGATCATTGGCAGGGGAACCTGTAGCGTCTTCAACCTGCTGCAGCTGGTTTGTCACGTACACCTGTACGGCGTATGTGTCACCTACCAGACCATTGCGGATTGTGTTGCTACCAGCAGCTTCGCCAGTGAAGGCGTGCTCTGTGAAGCGGCTCCATCCCATCATGTCAGCCTTTACGTTCGGGCTGACAAGTAGGAAGCGGCCCGCCATCGGCGCATCAACGCCGTCTAGGCGCTTAACGAAACGACGGATACCCAGGTCGGATAGATCCGCAGCGTTACCTGTGTTTGTGTTCGCTGTAGGAGCCCAGGCAGCGGAGTCATCACCAATACGGAAGTTCGTATCAGTAGATGTGCTGTCAATATTGCCTGTAGAACCGTCTTCGATAATCGTGCTACCACCTAGACCAGAAGTCGCAGCCTGTAGAATCAGATCGCGATCCACACGCTTCGCGATAGCGTATCCGCCGTCGTCAGTGTAGAAGCGTCGCAGCGAGCCAAGGGCCTGCACGTCAACGATATCTTCGATGAAGCGGGAGTATTCCTTGTGCTTGTTGATCTGCACAGTAAGCCCAGTGTCCGCACCGTGTGCAATCAGTGTAACCTGAGTGCTTGCCGCCTTAGTTGAGGCAGCGCCACGTGTCGGCGTAGGAATCAGGATGCTTCCACCCTTCTTACCACGGAAGTTCAGTTTGCGGACGAGTTGCGCTACTACAACGTTTGCTTTGTAGGAGACGATAACTTCGTCTGACCATAGCTGCGGGATGAAATTCGGTACCGCAGTTAGGACAATGTTATTTGTACCAAGACCCATTTAAATCAATAATCCTGTGAGAGAGGAAGGTCGCCCCGTACGGGGCTTCCATTTGTTAGGGGGGAGCGTTCTTACCGCACTCTGTTTTCGGCGTAAGCGAGTTGAATTTCCGCGTTGTAAGCGTCATCGTAGTACTTGTCCGGATTCTCAAGCTTCAGACGCATTAGGTCCGCGCGTGAGTAGATCTTTCCTGACTTCTTGGTGCCTGTTTCAGGGCTGTTTGAAGCTCCAGACTCCAGAGAGGCTGAGCGAGCAGCCCGAATGTTCTCGTCCTGCACTTCCTCATTACCCTTCTTAGTCGGGGCCTGACGGCCTTTAAACTCAGTCATCAAGTCATCAGCGGCGCCGTAATCCCCAGCAGCAGCAGCGTTAGCCGCACGCTGTCGTGTAGGACTCTGGCGTACCCAATCAACGAACTCGGTAGACTTGGCTACTGTCTGCACGTCAGGATGCTTTACAGCAAACGTCTGTGCGACTGTGGCCTGTTCTAGCCGGCTCAAGCGATCATTCAACTTAGCTTCAAGCGCCGATTCGCGAGATGTGGCAAATCGTTCTAGAGCTTCTGTTGGTTTGTCGAGCAGTTCAGCACTGGAGATATCAACCTTTTTGGGCTGATTCTGCGGAGCGCTATTCCGCCCTAGGTCATCTGTGCGCTTTAGATCTAGGAGCCGATCCGTAAGTGAACGTTGCTGGCCAAGGTCATTAGCCATACGACCGTTCATGCTTTCAAGGTTCTGGTACATCTCCGCAATTTCGCGCTTAGACTTGCCGCGTAGCTTCTCGGGAAGTACTGACTCGTCCTCTTGGACGTTTGAAGTACTATCGCCTTGCTGAGAGCTGCCGCCTTCCTGTCCAGTAGCGCGGGAGTGAACCGCCTCGCCTAGATCACGCTCGATCTGGGCCAGATTGCCGACTTCCGGCACAACATCAACCAAACTAGTCATAAACTCCTATGAACCGCCCTAAATGGGTTATGGCTTCGGATTAAGGTGTAGGATCGGAAACGAAGTCACTTTCGCTAGGGATATGGAACCCTGCACCGCCATCACTGCCGGCTGCTGGACCATAATCACCGTTGTCACGGTAGTGCCTGTCTTCGATTGCCCTACGTTCTCTGTGAATACGTTCGAAGTAATCCACGCTAGTAGGCGAAGCTCCAGACTGGAGTGCCATACCCGTTTTATCGATACGTACCGCAGAGATTTGCCGCGTACTAGTTCGCTTGCATTGAGGGCATGGGATCGTCTTTACAGACGATTTGACCAGATCCTCAAACAAGCCATGTACCGGACATGCGAAGTCAAATAAAATTAACTTCACTCGAAATCTTCTTCTTCCTTGTCGGCTAGCTTCTGTTTAGCTGCCGTCGCTTTCTGTTCGAACTCGGCTTCCGTCGAGTCCTGCAAGCTAGCTACCATGTTGTAGCCGTAGCCTTGCCCGATAGCGATCCTGTTTTCATCCCAAGACTTTGCGAAAGCTGCTCTGTCCCTAGCTTCTAGGGCCAGCTGCTCCATCAGACTCGTTACTAGCTTCCAGCCCGGCTGAGAGAACAGCCGTTCTAGAACCATGTAGCGATTTTTGTCCTCATCACTGAGGTACTTAAGCGCTTCTAGGTCCATCCCCTCTCCCAAGGGTTAGGTTTATTGGCTACTGCCTGTCGGCGTTTTCTTAGCTGCAATCAGTGAGGCATCAGCCTTCTTATTCTCGATTGACAGCTTGGCGCGCGATACGTGAATCTGCTCGCGCTGATTCTGAATGTTTGCCCACTCTTGTTGTAGACGCTGCTGCTCGATCTGAATCTCTTGGTCGGCAACGCCTGCCTTGTGCGCTTCCATCGAAGCGCGGGCTAGCAGTTCTCGAATCTCGGCAATAGTCTTCTGATTGGCTAGCAGATGCCCTTGTAGCTCAGCCTCTAGGGCTGCCTGCTGCAACTGCTGCATATGCTGCTGCTCTTGCGTAGGAGGAGGAGGATTAAGGACAGAGTTAACTACCTTAAGGATCTGCGTCTTGTTCTCTACGCTGCTGTTCTGAATGATGCCCTGAGCAAGCACCAACTTAACCTGATGTAGCTCATCAGGCAGACTCAGCATCAGCTGCGTCAGCTGCATTGCTTCGACTTCGCGGGCAACGATGCCCATTGAAGTCTTTACTCGGAACTCGAAGTCTGACGGGTAGCGTACCGGATCAAACTGCATGTAGCGCCACATTGCTTTAGTCACTACAGGAGTGAGCAAGTTGCGGTCTACGTTATGGATGGCACGCTTAGCGCGCTTTACGAACGCCCCCATTAGCATGCTGTTCGCAGATGCGCTGTTAGCGCCGGAGGCACTCTGACTCTTCAGAGCCGTAGCTGTGTCGAAGGCTCCGGTACCCATCTGTAGCATGCGCTCCATTTCTGAAGCGACATTGAACAGATTAGGGTCTAGCTGTCCGACTTGGACAGGGCGCAAAACCTCGTCAGGGGGTCCCTGTGTAAGCCACACACGGCCCGGATGAATGTTTTGTTTGAAGCCACGAGGCATGCGCCCGGAGTCAATACCTAGCATCGGAGCAGCAACGTAACCGAGGGCATCGATGTAGCTGCGGATTGTGGCGTCTAGTGCCTTCTGCGGGTTGTAACCCTTTTCGGTTACGCCTCTACCCCAGAAGCGGCCAGGAACACGTTCGTATTGGAAAGCAATGATGCTGCGATCCTTCATCACGAACGGGTTAGCAATGGCCCGTAGCAGCACGTTCTGATTGGCAATCGTTACAATCGCTTCAATCAGCTGCGTCTCGTCAATCTCGCTGGTATCACCTTCAGCTAGTAGTGCGTCCAGCCCGGTCTTCTGCTCCGTTAGGGCATTCAACATACCCAAAGGAACCTTGCCGTGATACTCCACTACGTCTACTTCGTCACTATCAGTCATAGTGATGATTGACTGCGGATCTACTTCACGGTCTACGTCGTAGTTCACCTGACGGTGCTGCGGCAGGACCTGTGATAGGGCATCCTTACGGTAGATGCCTAGTTCGATCTTCTCAAGAATGCTGTGCTGCGTCTTAACTCGACGTACAGCAACGCCAAGCATCTCGTCTACCGTCTTAGCGGCGGGATCTGGAATGAACTCGTCAGGACGGATCGATTCAACCGTAACCCATACGCGCTCTTTGGTAGAGGGACCTAGTAGGCCCGTGTCCTTGTCGCGCTTTGGGCGCTTCTCAGCCGCTACTAGCGTGTTGATCTGGACAATACCCGTACCGAAGATAGCGGCGTTTAGAACAGCTTCGCTAATAGCGTCCTTGACGTTGACCTTATCGAAGTCACGCAGAAGTGTATCGCGGCTTTCTAGCGCTGGAGCCTTGTCGCCATCTTCCGTATCATCTGGGATGTCAAACCAAACATCCTTAGAGAATACGGCTTCTTCGATCTCCGCTACGCTAGCTTCAATAGCCTGCCCAATAGCCGGAGCAATCAGGCGAGAACGCTCAGACTGGCGTGTCTGATCTTCCTGCGCCCACTTACCGCGCCACATGCGCCAGTACTCAGACCATAGACGGCCATAGCCACGGTCGCGGACGTTTTCCCATACGCGCACCTTGCCCATTACCCAGGACGATAGCGCTTGCCCTGGAGCGTCCGTGTACTGCTTGAACTGCTCCGCCATTTCTGGCGTGTCAACAATATGGGCCTGACCTTGAAGCGGAATAACTGACATCAATATCCTGAAACTGGGTCAAGTGGTTCCCATTCTTCAATGTCGTCTCCGTCTTGGTAGACAACAGTTGAGAGCTGATCGACGTACGCCAAAGCGTCAATACCGTCGTCATGCGCTAGGGGATCTGGGAAATCTGCGATCTGTGATAGCAGCCAGTCATTCCATTCTCCTTTGACTAGCTTGATGCGCCCGCGCTGGGCGCGTCCCTGGAGAGCCCAGAGGATGCGGTCAGCTTTGTGCTTGTTACCGTGGCGGAGTTCTTCAACAGTGCGGTACGTATTGAACGTACGCATGTATTCCTCTAGGTAACCGGATACAGCCTCTTTAGCCATACCCTGCTCGATTCCTAGGCGCGCAGTGCCGTACTGGCGCATAGTGTCAACAATGTTGTAGGCCGTCTCTCGGACTTCCCAGTGGCCGTGCTTCACATTCAGCACGTACCACGTATCCTCGACTACTAGGACTTCCGCAATTACTGACTCGTCCGTACGGAGAGGCTTGTTGCCTTCTTTCTTGAAGCCCGCCAGATCGATAGTAACGTAGACAGTGCCAGAGTTTTTAGAAGGGGCATGCTCTACAATCGCGAACCAATCAGGCTTTAGGTGCTTACCGCCGCCAGACAGGAACGAGGCTTCAACTTCCTGCTTGATGGTTTCAATCGAGCGATTGCCACCAAGCATGCGTTTCTTTTCCTTGTCGGAAAGAAACGGGTTATCCATTGATTGGAAGTGGAAGGCTTCCCAGTCTGACCAGTCCTCTGGTCTGCCGGTCTGGGCGTTATGAGTTGGCTTTGTTAGAGCCCCCATGAACAGCCGGTAAAAGTGGTTCTTACCCTTCGGCGTACCGATGAATAGGGCGGAGCCTTCTACGTCAGACAGGGCGTCTGATAGGATCTCATCCCAGACAGTAGCCTTCATGTCGGCGTACTCGTCTAGAACTACGAACGAGAGACCGATACCGCGCAAGCTGTCTGGATTGTCCGCACCCTTGATATAGATGCGTCTTCCGCTGATCAGCTCTAGCCAGCCGTCGTTAGTATTCTCATTGCGGATCAGTCCGCCGTTGCGTTCGAACCCCAGGAGGGTGCGAAGCTTGGGCCACATGATCCTTTTTGCTTGGTCTTGCGTAGGCGCTACGTAGTAGACGCCGTGCTCTGCGGTTAGCTGATAACCGTTCTTCTCAGTCATCATCGCTTCTTGTCCAAGTAGGACAGCAGCGATGTGCGATTTACCGAAACGACGCCCGGCAGCTACAACCTTGAAGCGCGCTGGGCTGTTGTAGATTGCCGATTGCCCAGCATGGAGCTTGACTACGAATGCGCGTGAAGGTACTGAGCTGCCGCCTGACAAAGAGCCTGATCATCCCTAAAATGACCGAGCCCTTTATTGCAGAGTCCGCAGAGAAGACTTCTTACATTTCCAGTAGCATGATCATGGTCTATATGCGTATGTTTTCCGGGCTGCATTGGCTGGCTGCAGATTGCACACAATCCCGCCTGTAGCTCCAGCATGGCATCGAACTGTTCTAAGCTGATGTCATAGTCTCTACGTATGTTTGTACGTAGATCTACTCGCAGAGATTTACGTCTAGCGCGATTGCATTCCATGCATTGCGGATACACTCCGTCAGATCGCTTGACGTCTCTAGAGAAATCGGAAAGTTGCCTATATCTGAAACAACGACTACAGCGTTTTTCAGTAGCTATAGTCATTGTTGGAGTCAGTGCTCTGGCCGTTACGCATGCGGCCAAGATCAGCATCCGACACCGCGCTATCAACCGTCTGCTTACGCCGTGTGATAGAACGAGGGGCTACCGCCTGTGCCACAGCAGACACAGCATCTCTGATAGCCCCGGATACTCCAGGGCTGCCAGGAGAGGACTGACCGCGTGGGCGGCTGTAATCAGGAGCGCCCATTACTTGCCCATGAATCGCAGTACAATGATTTGGTAGACAGTCGCGGCGTTATACGGAGTAGTAAGCGCGCCAGCTGTGTTGTTGAGAACAGCAAGACGAACCGTATTAGCTGCGGAGACATCACCAACAATAGGTGCGCCAGCTGTCAGGGCACCGCCGGCTCCGTAGGTAAAGACTAGAACTTCGTCGCCTACCTTGACGCCCTGAACAGTAACCGTAGTAGACGACGTAGTACCGGAACCAGCTCCGCCAGTGCCGATAGTCGCAGTTACGTTGCCTGCAAAGACAACATCAAACAGCGACTGAAATAGACGATGTGCCATTTAGGTTGATCCCTTCGGACGGCTGGTATCTTGGTTGTCTGGCTGGCCTGAACGCCCTTGGAATGGCTTAACCTGATAGCGGACTGGCTGCTTAAACGTCTTGCCGCCGCTGCTGTTGCCGCCGCTTGAGTCGCCGTCGCCAGGAGTGGCGAACTGGTTACTCTTCTCTGCACCTGTGCTCATTACTGTGTCTGTTCCTCTGAGGGAGACGCTACTTCCGTAGCCGTTACGTCAATCACTTCAATTGGAGTTTGTGTTTTAGTTTGTTGTGCTGCGAAAGTTGCATTTTCGATGCGGAATACAACTGTTCTCCCATCATTCGCGCCGTTGTCGTCTGCATCGCGCGCATTACTGATTACTTTGTCGAGAATCAGCTTGGCTGCACCAACATGCCCATCAGCTGCCTTCTCAACCATCTTATTGATGATTCTTTTGACCTTTTCAACCGAGATATGCTCACGTAGAGCAATCTCAAGGTCTAGTTGGATGTCCTTTAGTTGTTGTTTCTTAGGACGGCCAGAAGGGTTTCCGGATACACCTTTGACAAACCGCCCTGCAGGGCTTGGAACAACTTCCGTGTCTGTCAAGGTATCCTCGGGCTTGGAGCGAGCTGCGGGAATCGAACCCGCGATCAGAACATTGGCAATGTTCGGCACTACCATTATGCGAAGCGCGCTGAGTGGATGACAGACTTGGATTCGAACCAAGGTCTACAGGGTCAAAGCCTGCGGTCCTGCCGCTAGACGATCTGTCAGAAGTTTTAGCCTAATTGTTTTGGGATTCAAACCCACGGATAGGCCGGCCACCGAATTGGTACTCGCTGTCAGAATCGCACTGACCAAGACAGCTTTGTAAGAACCGTCCGCACACTAGCGTCAAACGAGCAATGGAGGATTTGGTAGGCTACCAGGGATTCGAACCCTGAAAATCTGCGTTCTAAGCGCAGCACGTTTGCCAGTTACGTCAGCAGCCCAAAGATGGTGGACCTGTCGAGAATCGAACTCGCAAGGCTACATTGCAAGTGTAGCGTCCGTCCCAACGGACAAGCCCTTACGAAAGACCTTCACCGCGTTGCACGTAGATCAGTGCAGGACCAGCAGCACTGCCGATAGCAGCGAAGCTGTCAGCGTTCGCAGGGATCTGAATCACTACTCTGGCGCCTTTCGGCACAACATGCCCAACAGAGCCAGCGGGCGGACCCGCATCGACGGGGAATACGAGAGTAGGGGCACCAGCAGAATTCAAATACGCAGCAAATAGGACATCGTTGGGACCTGAGTTGTACACGGCGCAAGCAGTACCGCCGGATGCAAAGCCTACAGGCGTAGTTGCATTAACCTGCGCCGCCGTAATGCTACGTGCGTACGTCAGATTCTTTTTCGGATTGAATGCTACGCCGGGAAGGGCCAACTAAAGACTCCTGCTGTATTCTAGAATCAAGAATGGTGCCTTTGGACTGGATTTGCGCCGTCCTCTATCGCTTACAAGGCGATCCCCTCGCTATCTAGGGCTTCAAAGGCATGCGTGGTTGTTCCTGTACGAATCGAACGCACGTCAAACGGTAATCGGCCGTCCGCACTGCCATTGTGCTAAGGAACAGAAATCTGTGATAGTAGGATTTTACGCGATTAACGCGGAGTATTCCGCTATAATCCTACGATGGTAGGAAGTTGGTCGCACTGTCGTAGGACGCACGGCTAGTTACAGGACCCGCAATAGCGGTCACGCCACTAGGCTGGGCTGCTGGTAGCGGGCAGAGGAATCTAACCTCTGACCATATGGTTATGAGCCATCTGCTCTTACACTGAGCTAGCCCGCTATAAACTTGGCGCTCCAATTCTCTCCCAATTGTATTCTCTGTGCACAGAGTGTGTATTGAAAGAGAGAACGGAGCAGAAACTTGTTAGGCACTCCGGAAAGTAGCCGGAGCTTTAAGACCCACTTTGCTTGGGCCTGCCTAAACTTGGTCCCGCCTAGAGGATTCGGACCTCTAGAATCTCAGTTTTGAATTGAGAATGTCTGCCTATTGCATCAAGGCGGGAATTGTTTTTGGCCGATATGCTGGCCGATAATTGGCGGATACGTTCTCGATTCGAACGGAATCAGCTTTCGCCGACATGCGGTTTTCAAGACCGCTGCGGAGCCCCTCCGCTTATCGTATCCATGTTTGGTTCTCCACCAAGGACTCGCACCTCGATAGCTTGCTTCAGAGGCAAGCGTCCTACTTTAGACGAGCGGAGAATAAAATTGGCGACCCAGTAAGGAGTTGCACCTCACCTTGCAGTTTTGGAGACTACTACCCCGCTCCGGGGACCGAGCCGAACTAGTCGTTGTACTTGTGCGGCATATGCACTAGCCCGTGGCGTGTGCGCGTACCCTTGGCTTTAGGGCCGGCGATCTGCGCTGCGGTGTAGTGCACACCTGCATCTAGCTTTGGCATCTTGGGACGGTCAATCTTCATCCCCAGGCCAGGACGTGGACGAACAGCCCCGTCGAGAGGGGCTGTCAATCCGAACATCTTGCCGCCGGCGATCTTTGCCATATGTGCTTTACAAGGATCAAAAGCACGGGATTCGTGCTTTATAGGTACTCTGGAGTGTCGTTCTGGTATCGCGCCAGATATGGCGTTCTTTCACAGAGAAGGCCGGCTACTTAGCCGACGACACGAATAGATGCCACGTCTTTTTATATAGCGGCTACGTGGCCAAACGCGCTATCGCGATTCTGGTGCAGCGTCTAGGAATCGAACCTAGAGGGAGGTTAGTCGGCAGGGTTACAGCCTGCCCCGTCTCCATACCGGTCTAACGCTACGAAAGCATTAGCCGGGATAACTGCCCTTCTTGTACGTGCGGCCATTGAGGGCCTGTCCCTCATTCCACGTCTGATCGAAGCCATTGCTGTCCTCGAAGCGCGGGGAGGTTTCCAAGTACGGCAGGCTCATTGACGGGCCGAGCGCATTAGGATCACTGCGAGTCTTGCGGTCTCCGTGGTTCTCGGATTCAGCCGATTGATTGTCTACTTCGGGCTTCGCCACGGAATTCTTCCTCAAAATTACTAGTGATGGCTTCAGCCATCCGTTCTACTTCGTAGATGCGGGCCACAGCCCAGTCGAATGTTTCTGTACCCATTTGGTACTCGCCGGCGCGGATCATCGCGCGGAGCGCTGATGCTTCAACCATACTGTCCCTAGTTGCCGTCTTGGTGACGGCTGCAAAGCGCAGAGAGTTCTAGATAGCGAAGCTAGATTAGCTCCGACAGTCCCAGTATCTGGTCCTGTCTTCGCGGAGTCACCAAAGACGAAGCGTCTTTGTCTCCTCCGTTAGTCGTCGTGCTATCAAGCACTCCTCCTAACTAATCTAAGAAATCTTATCCCTTGCCAATGTTCTTCAGTCGTTTTAGTACTTTTGTTCCAAACTTGGAACAGAAACTACACGCCAAACTACTGAAAGTAGAAAGGTTTCTACCCGTCGCGATGTCGAATTTTTCTACATCGCAAAAAAGCCAATTAGTACTACTATTCAGGGAAATCCTGAGAGATTTGATAAAGTCTATGTTATCAAACTACTTTAGACTTGAAGCAATTTCTAGTCATTTAGCGCGGTTTAAGCGGCGCTAGTAGCCGTCCTGTTTCGTATTCCTGTTAACACCCGCCACAAAAGTATCTATTCATCAGCACTTTCAATTAGTTATCTCTTGTGATTAGGGACTCGGTTTTACCTGTTTCGTGGCTGTGCTGGGGTCCGGGACAAAACAAAACTGGATACCGGGGGGACCCCCTGCCTTTATAGCTCGTTCGAGCTCGTTATAGCTGCAGCAGCCTGGATGTAGTGAGATGTAGTGATACGATGCCGACTCACGGAATCGGTTGGATGCCTAAGCTATTGATCTTATATGTAGTAGATATAGTAGCGATATAGTTACCCCCAAGTATTACCCCCAGCTTAAGAGAGAGGTAGATAGGATGGGGTCAATTGGCTGCTGATCTAGATATGGTGGGGGTAACGAGTACAGCGGGGCTGCTCCCACGTCCTATCCACTCACTGGCACGGGATGCTTAGGGGAATAGACAGCTGTCTTGATTACCCAACCATCATCGAGAGTAGTGACAGAGCTGTGTGGTGTCTCCTTAGCCATTGATAATGCTTCGGAATAGTCCTCTGTCTCTCTGCGAGCAGCAACGGTATTCCCGTTGTAGTTCTCGATTGAGTAGTAATACATTTGCGTCTCCATCTAGTCAGTGATTACGATGGGTAGACTATACCGATTCGATTCCGTACTTTGCAAGTCTTGATTCGATTCCGTATTGTGCTGTCTGTCGCAGTTACCCCCGATACAATACCCCCAGGAGAGTACTCATCATGCCTATCGATATAGTTAAGCCGACTCCAGCTCAGATCCGAATAGATGCACTCGCTGGTATGGCATGGTGGAATGCCCTGAGCGAGGTAGACCGTGCTAGATGGCTGGAAACTGCTCGGAAGCGTAACCAGCTAGCAGCTGGGCATGTCCGTTACACACTCGATGATATCCCGTCAGCTGCTGACGCATGGGCTGCATTCAAGGCTTAGGCATGTCTAAGCTGATAGCACAGCAACTGGACCATGCCGAGCCACGCCCCAAGCCGTACAAGCTCTACGATGGGGATGGACTGCTGATCATCATTCGTCCCAACGGTAACAAGTGGTGGAGGTTCAAGTACCGCTATGCGGGGAAAGAGCAGAGCTACTCGGTAGGCGTCTATCCTGTCGTGTCTATTGACGGTGCTAGGGAGATCCGTGATTGGTGTAGAGAGCAGCTGTCTAGAGGGATCGATCCCAATACAGTCAAGAGGGAGAGCAAAGCCAGGGAGAGGACAGAGGCAGAGATAGAGCAAGCCAGGAGGGCTGAGCTAGTGCTCACGCAGTTCAATACCATTGCTGAAGAGTGGTACAAGCTCGAAGAGAAGAAATGGAAAGCTCAGACACTCAGTGCTCTGAGACAGCGCTTGGATGATTACATTCTGCCTGTCCTGGGAAAGCTGCAGATTGCAGCTATAATAGCCCCGGATTACCTGCCGATACTGCGCAGCCTGGAGGCTGCGGATAAGCTCGATACGGCTCACAGAGTCAAAGACATCATAGGCAAGGTATTGCGCTACAGCGCGGCTACACGAGCCCTAGGAATCGATACAACGGGCAACCTGCGCGGCATGCTCGTTCCCATCAAGGGGGATAATCATCAGGCTATAACCGATCCGGATAAGCTAGGTCCTCTACTGCGTTCGATCTGGGATTACAACGGCAAGCCCGTTGTGAAAGCAGCGCTACGCCTGGGAGCCTACCTGTACAAGCGTCCATCTGAGCTGCGCCTAGCTGAGTGGCAGGAGTTCAGATGGAATGATCGAGAGTGGCACATCCCAGGGTTGCATAGAATGAAGATGGAGGAAGACCATATTGTCCCTCTACCATCCCAAGCAGTGGAGATTATCCAGGGATTGCAGCAGCTAACAGGCGCTTACCGGTATGTATTCCCGAATGATCATGACTGCGCAGTACCGATGAGCAATGGCTCAATACGCCGCGCCATGATCAAGTTAGGATATCAAGATCAACATACCGAGCATGGCTGGAGAGCCACAGCTAAGACAATTTTGGAAGAACGTCTGGGGTTCGATTCCAAGTATATCGAGATGAGCTTAGCTCACGTAGTCAAAGATCCGAATGGGACGGCGTACAATCGGGCTGCGTTTCTTCCTCAGAGGAAGAACATGATGCAGACTTGGGCGGACTATCTTGACCAGCTGCGGCTTTCTGCTTAGGAGGACGGCCTTAGCCGCTTGCCAGGACCCGCTATGCGCTTCTGCGGTATGCGGGGTATACAGGGCAGCCCTACTAGTCTGCAGTACTCCTGATCGTCTATCAGCCCATATATAGCCAGGGCTTCCGGAGTCCATTCGATTCCCTTTCCCATAAACGCAAAATCCCCCTGTTTCCAGAGGATCTTACGCGTCATAGAGACTCAGGGCTAGCCGTAGATAACGTAGTAGCGGATAGCTCCATATATTAGGTCCAGCTTATCCGCGCGATGCTGCGCCCGCTTGCGCGATGCGTATCCCTTGCTGACCAGCTTTCCCGTCTGTCCATCCTGTATGTAATACCGGCGATCTAGCGGGCTCATGCTGCTTGTCTCCGTAGCAGCGCTACGCTGGACTCGTCAGCAGTCTCTTCAGTGACCGCAAAATAAGTTTCTGGATCTACGTATTGCACAGTAAAGCTGGCGGCTAAATTGGCGTACTGCTTTCGCCCAATACCGCTGACTTTTGTAAAGCTTGTGCCAGAAAACGCTGTGATACTGGTAACGCCATGCGCGCGGCACCATGTGAGGTATTCCTCGCGGACGGTTTCCTTGCTGCGGGAATACCCCTCATAACGAGAACGGCGCAGTTTTGGGTTGGAGATCGGCCAAGCCCTGTCCACGCGCACTAGGCGACGTGTGACCCCCGCCAACTGCTCGAATGCTGCAAAAACTACGGAATACTCGCCGGTTACGTCGGGCCGATAGTCGCGGCCATCAAGTAGCTGCAATTGATATTCGATACCGTCAGTCCCTAGGACTATGCGACTCATGACGCATCTCCCGCGTCACACAGCACCCTACCTAGGATCTGGCCCGGCAGGAAGTCTCCTGTCAGATCAAACCATTCATTGAAGAACGCCAGCCGTGTCCAAAAGTCTGTGTGTTCGATGATTTCCATTGCCCGTTACTCCTATGCCATTAGCGAATCGATTACGCCGCGCGCTTCCTCTACATCCTTGACTGTCTGGATGTAGACACCTCCCTTCTCTACCCACATAGCCCCAGTCATGCCGTTGCGGCAGATCAGGTAGCTGCGATAAGCGGTTTTCATCTCTGCAATCTCCGTCAGTTCCGATGTAGTAGCTCTACTATATCGTTATAGCTGGAGAATACAAGCCTATCTCGATACAAATAAAGTGAATCAGTTCACGATATAGTACTTGTATTGCGTTGTAGTTGAGATATAGTAGATCCAACGTCGGAACTAGCTACATCTACTACATCGGAGATTACGAACATGTCACACGAAATAGAAACAGCGGTATTCATGGCTTCTGAAGGGGCGGGCTGGACTGGCCTGGGCAAGGCAATCCCGACTGAGATCGCCAAAGACCCCCGCAAGATTGCGGAATTCCTGGGAGCCATCTGGACTGTCGAAACTCGCGAAGCCTTCTATAAGAAGGCAGACGGCAGCTACAGCCCCATCAGCGGCGCAGCTGTGCAGGTCCGCAGCGACACGGGACGTGTCCTGTCAGTCACTTCTGATACGCGGTATCACGTCGCCAACCGGCAGCCCTGCGATGTGTTCGAAGCCTTCCGAGACGAGCTGGCGTCAAACGGGATGGACATTTCACACGCTGCCGTATTGCGCGGTGGCCAGCAGATTGCTGTCTCTGCGGTGCTGAATGGGGATCACGACGTCATAGTAGGTAAGGGAGACGTCCTCAAGTCATACGTGACTCTGAGCACGGGCTACGATAAGAAGCACGGGACCAAGGCGACGAAGGGAACCATCCGCGTTGTCTGTGCGAACACGCTGCAGATGAGTATCAATCAGGCTGCAAACACAGATCAGCTTCGCGTCATCCGCGCCAGCACAGAGCTGGAATTCAACTCCCTCAAGGATTTGGTAGCCCAAGTCAAGTACCTCGAAGCTGCTGAGCGCAACACGTTCAATGATCTGGCCAACTGGGAAATGCGTGATGCGGATGTGGCCCGCTATTTCGCGAATGTGCTTGAGATCAAGATCGAAGATCTGGACAAGCGGAATGTCAACGGCAAGGAACTGGTCAGCACGAAGTCTAAGAACATGCTCGCAGCCCTGACGAATGCATACACCAAAGCGCCTGGAGCTGTAATTGCCCAGGGGAGTGCTTGGGGTGCACTCAACGCAGTCACCTACTACGCAACGCACGAGAAGACGGTGCGAGACACAACCGAGGACGGAGCAACGCTGGCCCGTATCGCTTCAAATATCAGCGGAGACAGCGCCAAGCTGAAGCAGCGTGCTCTGAAGTTGCTCTCCGACACAAAGCCAGAGCTTGCCTCGCTGCTTGCACAGGGGGACGACATGTCCCGTCTGATGCTCAAGGCGGTATGAATCTTTTTACCACCCCAAAGGGGGCATGGCCTAACAAGCATGCTCCCTTTATTTTTGGGAGTTATGCTAATCATGGACAATCACGCAAAACAGCTTCTAGACCAGTGTCGTGATGCGATCAAGGCGGGAGACTGGGCCAAGGCTAATGAGCTGCTGGAGCAGTATGAGTATTGGAGAGCCACAGGGGGCGCCGCCCCGCCAGACGGCGATTACCGGGCGCTGGCTTACCGGATGCAAATCAATATGGGTATGCGGAAGTAGCCACAAAGATATTACGATATATTGTCCAATTGCCGTTGTAGCTATATCTGGGGGAGTTATAGTAGATCCACTACATAGTTTTGTGGAGTTCCTACTAGATGAACGTAACCCCCCCATTCGTAATCTTCAGCGTATCTCGCACGGAATATGCTGACGAGCTGACCGCAGATCGAACGGAGTTCGCCGCACGCCAACTCCAGGCCCGCAACATAGCATACATACGTATTGACGGAGTGTTCTCTGGGATCACTACGCGGGCCTTTCTGGTCTTCACACACGAACGAACGTACGAAGCCCAGGAGATCGAGAGTTTAGCAGCTCGCTACGGACAGAAGAACATTCTGTACGTTGACGCTGCTGGACTCGCTTATACGCGCCCAATGGATGGGGGACCTGACGAGGAGATAGGGCGCTTTAAAGAAGTCAGCTCGTACGATGCCTCGCGGCGCGAGGGGTATCTCTACGTCAATGGCAAGTACTACGCCACAGGGAGTAAGTAGCGATGGATATCTTGCACAGACCAAACGGCTATTTTGATGAACTGTTTACGCAGCCGGCGGAAGTCCTCTCCTATGCAGTCGCGGAGCTGACAGGAAAAGACTTCGATACGATAGTCGGGTCAGGACTATCCGGCACTGTCGCAGCAACACTCATTGCCCATCAGATGGGCAAGAATCTAGTAGTTGTCCGCAAGGCTACCGAAAACTCCCACAGTTCTAACCTTATCGAGGGGAAGCTGGGGAAGCGATGGATATTCATTGACGACTTCATAGCCAGCGGAGCAACGCTGAGTCGCTGTAAGGATGCCGTGCGCGCCACTGCATTAGGGTACGCATTCGATACACAGTACGTCGGCGCCTACCTCTACGCACGTCGCAGTAATACCTACGCGCCTGCTTGGGAAGATGCACCGCTATGAAGGATGTTATCTGGCTAGCCACGCTAGTCCGGCTGTTTGGCTGGGCTGTATCCCTAACCGTTCTAGGACTCATATGGGGGCACCATATATGAGCGAATGTAACCTACCGCCGTATAGGGCCAGTAAGGCTCTAGAAGACTTCATCAAGGTACAAGCCGGCCCTCACTACATCTGTGATGAAGGGACGTGCATGGCTGATCTGGACGCGCTACAGCGCTGGAAAGAGCAGCACGGAGACGAGCGATTCCATACGCCTATCCCGGTGTATCCCTGTGGGTCTGATTCCCCATTCACGCCAGAAGGAGATGCAGCCTATCAGGCGTGGCATGACCGGCTACATGCAGAGGGGGAGTACGAGTTCAACATTGCAGGGGAGCTGAAGCTAGCAGGCGTGCATATGGCGCTAGCCAAGCGCGGGGGACTCTCAGACCATGACGTGATGTTCCTGTATCACTTCATCGTTACCCGCGTGATGTATCACTACTGGCACGATGGAAAAGATCCCCCGGACCGCGCCCGCTTCATCACCGCATGCTTTGTGTACGGTTGCCGAGCTGCGGCCAGGGGAGATCATGAATTGCAATATGCAGACCACTGCAGTTAGGAGCGATTCTTATTAGCCCACGCGCCTAGCAGCTGTGCCAGATCCAGAATCTGAGTGATAGACGGATTACTGCCTGGGACAATCGTCTGTGTGTGATCCAAATTGTCATCTGGAGTGTCATTCCTTGAAACTAACAATTGATCTATCGGAACGTCGGGATTCTTCATAGCCACGGAATAGGCGTACTTACCGAGCCACTGTTCTAGCTGGTAAGTCTGCAGTCCGTACTTAGTCTTGGCAGCTTCGAAAGTGACTTTGCGAGAGAGAACTGCCGCAGCAACTTCATGCTTCTGTTCCGTCGTGAAGTAGTCGCGCGTTCGATGCTCTGGTTTCTTAGTCATGAACAAATGCTCCAGTAATCCACAAGTTGATGGGTTATTGCCTTGATTCTTGGGAACCAAATAATACTTAGCCAAAATTCGAAATCTGTGACGGAAGTCGCATTAGATAAAAGGGATATAGTTATGTCAATAGTTGCTGAGATAAATCAGACTGATGTCGCAGTAGAGCACGTCGCAAAATCGCTACAACCGGAAGCAATCTTAACCCTTGTTAATTCGATCCTCAGTACGCTGTCCAGGCGATATAGCCTGCAATATGCAGACCAAGAGGACCTTAGACAGGCTGGGACCATTGCTGCTCTGCAGATATACGAGGGCTATGATCCAGACGAAGGGACGATAGAAGCCTTCCTAGCCCCCCGCATCCGCTTTGCCATGCTGGATGAGATGGATACGCTCCACGCTGGCGGCATTACAGGCGATTACAGCGGAGATCGGCCTACCAGCCTAGAGACGCGCCAGCCTGATTGGTTCCAGGCTAATAGCGCTTCTCTGGACGATGGGAGCAGCACTCCGTCAGAACCTACGCTAAGGGAATCCCTGGAAGATACAGGCAGCCCGGATCTGGACCGGGAAAAGCTTGCAGACGATGTAGTTGCTGCTTTATCGAGCCTCCCCTACCGGTCTAGCTCCATTCTAGTGCGCTACTACGGACTCAGGGGGGTCACTCCGCACACTATGCGGGAGCTTGCGGGCAAGTACCGGGTAGGAGTGGCGGAGATCCATCGGCGAATTGACCGAGCCCTGAAAGAGCTGAAAGATATAGTCGAATCAACTACATCTAGCTATATCGCCGGACAGAATTTGGAACAAAAACACGAAAACGACTGAATAACAGTGGCCAGGGCTCTGATTTGTGCCCATTTATCAACCCTGGGCCAGTTTCATACCCAAGTATGTGCTGAGGCTAGCTAGGGCTAGCAACCGGAATACACCGGATTCTGTGACTCGGATCTGATCTTAATTGCTCGTCTTTGTTGACTCGCAAGGAAGAAATGAAACGGCCATAGAAAGGGCTAGGTTTTGTCTGAATTTAGGAGATTTGATCAATATGGCTATTGTAAAAGTTGTTCGTGCCGTGCCTGTCATTCCTGTGATCGAGAAAGTTGTACTTGAGCTGACGGAGCAGGAAGCCCATGACTTGCGCTGGATAGTTGGCAGCATTGGTGGACATTACGAGCTTTCCCCGCGCAAGACGCTATCCGACATCTGGAGTGCTCTGGCGGACGCGGGTATCGAAGGTACTGACGGGTTCAAGTTCCGAAACGGAGCTGTAATTGATCGTGAGTGATCGTCACGAGCTTTTCGATGAACTAGACGCCTGTGAAAGGCGCTGGCGCAGTACATACATGACTCTGGCAGAAGCTGCTGCCGGCTGCAGATGCCTAGATCTGTTCGCAGACTACTTAGCCACTCCTGCAGGACTCGCCTACGCCCAGCGTCACGCCAATGTACCGACGTATCTGCAGGATATCCAGAGGGAGCAAGCGCTGGCCAGATCAGCCTCTCTACCTTTCAATCTCCAGACAGTTGGGAGTGTCAAGAATGTATAGGCTGATATTCGGAATACCGGGATGGCTACTGTACTTCATCCTGATGACTACGCTGATGCTGTTAGGAGTTCCACTGATAGCTCTGGCAATCCACTATCAAGCCTATCGAGACCAAAAAGATGATGGGTTTGTTCGTACTCACTGGGTAAATAGTTGGATGTGGCTTTGGGACAATGACGAAGATGGGATAGACGGAGACGCTATTAGCAGTACAGGGGGCTGGAAAAATCTAGATTGGATAAAGGCGACGAACAGGTGGAGCGTAGCTAAGCGGATCTTCATATGGAGTGCATGGCGGAACAGTGTAGGGAATGCCCGATGGACAAGGCTGTTTGGGATGACGGTAGATCCTAGGCAGGTACATGTCTGGTATCCGACAGAAGAGATGAACCTCAAATTAGGTCCGTACCTTGTACGTCAGGGCTGGCGGTACGAGCTGCGATTCCCGTGGGGCAGCAGCAAGTGCTTCTTCTGGATGGGCTGGCGGATAGCTCAGCAGACACAGAAGACAGAGGCAGTAGGGTTTGCATTCCAGCCCTTTGGCAAGCTTTGAGAGCCAAAGTGGTTGTTAACCTTGTTAACTGTCCGTGGGGGAAGTTATGAGTATCCGCTGGCAGGGCACCCCGCAGAAGCCCACACAGCTGAAGCCATTCGAAGGGGCTCTGTATCCACTGGCCGCAGAAGATTTAGCATTCTTCAGAGCGAAATACGAGATAGACACATTATACGCGCACTACCACATACAACGTGGATTTGATAATCGTGTCTGGACTGATCGCTACGTAATGTCTATTTGGAGCCCAGTAGGTAAGCGCAGGGGGCGTGTTAGTCGGGAAGGTTGGGAGGGCAGCCCGTTAGAGGCTGTCAGTCGCGGACGAGTTAAGGCGCTTACTTCACCAGAAGTGCAGGAGCCTCTACAGAGCTGGTATTTAAAAAGGGCTAGTGCAGATAGCTTGATTGTAGTTGAAGATCAGCTATCCGCTATCAAGCTTTATTCCCACGGCTTTAGCGCTGTTGCTCTGCTAGGCGTGCCAGGGGACGGCAACATAGGAGCAGACAGGGTTAGGGAGCTAGCCAGCTGGAGCCGTGGGGAAGTGATCATAGCCTTGGATGCAGATGCTACAGACAAGGCTTTCGAGTTCGCCAGACGCTGGGGGATGGCATTCAGGAAGCTCCGCGTAGCCATCCTAGAACGGGATCTGAAAGATGAACCAGCAGCTAACTTCGGAGAGGTGCTAGGGCTATGAAGATATCGATAAAAGACTTGTCCGGCGATCTATTGGTAATAGAAGGCTGGCACGAAAAAGTTATCCTGACTGCTGCCACAAAAGGGCCTAGAGCCGGTGCAGCAACTATAGCATTTAATCTAGATCATGCCAGGACTGTAGTTGTTGCCTTGAGCAACGCGATTGCGCACGAAGAAGCCAATAAGACCCGTAGGCTGTCAAGGGAGAGTCAATGTCCGGCTATCTAATGCATCTCGGTTGCTGGCTGGGGAGGTTCCCCAGAGCTGTACAACGGATACGGCGCAGACGCGCTGCATGGAGATGGGCATTAACAAGAGGGAGAAGTTTGTAATGCGATTCTGGATTGGAGGGGCACTAGGGACGGCGGTTGCCATGCTCGGCAGCGCAGGTATTACTATAGGGCTGCATTTGGATACTGCCGCAGCGGTCCTAATAGGTATATCACTTGGTACGCTTCTACCCGTTGCTGGAGTTCTTATCGCGGATGCTTGATGCAGAAATCCTAGCGGCAGCAATCGCTAGCAGAGAAGCTTACGACAGGGTAAGCCCGCACATCACCGGGAAGGATCTAACTCCCGATGTCGGATTCTGGTACGACCTAGTAGGAGCATGGTATGAGAGAGATCGCAACGCTAGTAGCGTCGATGTTAACGCTATTCGGGCTCTGGGGGAGTCTCGCATATCTAACCCAAAGCAACGTGAATCTATTCTCGTTGCTATTGGTAATCTCCCTGTTGCTGTTAGTGCTAGCAACGTGGCTCATACAGCGCTGGAGATCAAGAGGCACAATACAGGGCTTGAGCTTGCAGCAGCCATCGCCAAAGGCGACACGAAGCGAACCCAGAGGCTCCACGTGCTTTATGGGGATCTGCTCAAAGCCACGGAGTTAGGCTCTAAGAAGCGGCCAGAGTGGCAGCTAGCCACATCGATTGACGAGCTGTTCAGTAAGGTAGGGAATGCAAACAGAATCCCAATTGCTCCTAACGTCCTTAATCAACGCATTAATGGCGGAGCACTCCCCGGCCATCATATCGTCGTATATGCACGCCCAGAGATGGGGAAAAGCACATTTGCTATTAACTTTGCCGTACAGCTTGCCATCAGAGGGCACAGAGTCCTCTATGTCGGCAACGAGGATCAAATTGATATCCTTAAATCACGATCTGTCAGCAGAGCTACCCAGCTAACAGCCGCAGAGATCGAGCAGGATCTAGCCAAGGCTATCAAGCTCTACAGGGATCGCGGCGTAGAGGATCGCCTTATCTTCGGGCAGCTCAGAGACGGCAATCCCGACACAATCAGGAAGCTTGTTGATGAATACGAACCGCAGATTCTAGTTATTGATCAGATCCGTAACCTTGCCGGCGGGGGGGATGGCCTTGTAGCTAATTTGGAAGCCAACGGGCAGGCCGTCAGACGAATCCTACTCGAATATGGCCTTATCGGCCTTAGCGTCTCTCAGGCTGGCGTAAGCGCTGATTTCAAGCTGTGGCTTGATATGGGGGATCTGGACAGCTCTAAGACTGGGCTGCCGGGGACAGCTGACTTGCTTATCGGCATCGGCGCTACGCAGGAGATGTTAGACCGCAACCAGCGGGCGCTAGCCTTGCCTAAGAACAAGCTCAGCTCTGCCGCCAATGCCCATGAAGGGATCATAGTGGAAATTGACAAGTCACGGAGTCTGTACAAATGAGAGTTATTGTCAGTGGAGGACGGGACTATAAGGACAGAGCCAGCGTATACCAATGGCTAGACCGGCTGTTTATCGAAGTAGACGGCTATGACTGCAATCCTGCTGTTGAGCTGATTGTAGGAGGTGCCAGAGGGGTAGATACGTTTGCAGAACAATGGGCAATAGAGAGGCTCGTAAGCTATGACGTATACAGAGCCGACTGGGAAGCCGACGGCAAGGCTGCGGGACCTATCCGCAACCGCCGGATGCTGGAGGAAGGCAAGCCAGACTTGGTTATAGCTTTCCCTGGGGGCAGAGGTACGGCAAACATGATCGAGATTGCACGTAAGGCCAGGGTAGCTGTATTGGAGATCCCAGAATGAAGATTGAACGGAAGGGGCTGGAGAAGTCTCTGGCAATCGTTGCAGAGATCCTGACGGCGCGTAAGCGCTGGGGGAAGGGGATGCGTAGCCCCTACACCCCAGATCAGCTGTATGACGCGCTAATCGTGCTAGACGAGCATGGCCGGTTCACTGGCACGTCTGACGAGGAAGTGACAAAGCTTCGGCGGCAATTAGCCGCATGCCAGAATAGAGAAAAGGGGCGCAAGTCTGCACTAACTCCAGACGAAATTGTCTACGGCAAGACTTCGCCGGAAGCCCCGTAAATCTAGCACTTTCGCATCAGATTCTGTTCCAGACTTGGAACAAAAGTCCTAAAACGACTGAAGAACATTGGCAAGGGATGAGTTTTTCAAACAACGGAGATTCCAGACGATGTGCGGATTCAAAGGATATGTGAAGGAGCCCGTTCCTTCGGTAGAGATCACGCGAGACTCCCTCTCGTATACCGAGCCGGTCTATGCAATTCGGCATCTGACGAAAGATCAGATTCAGTACGTAATCGGCGCACTTGGTACCACGCTCGCCAATGACACTCCAGTTGGTCAGGCGACGTATGAAGTGCTTTTCGAGGAAGCCATAAAGGCGGATCTCGAAATCAATCCGGTGACGCTGGGATTGCTCAAGGTCTCGGATCTGCCGACAGCTGAGGCTTTCTTTTACGAGACGATTGTCCCGGCTGTGATTGCCAAGTCGAAGGCGAACGCGCGGGCAACGCAGGCAGCCGCAACGGTCTAAGTTGCTCCCAGCATTCCTAGCTAACCTCAATCCCGAAATCTACTTCAGCGATAACTACTTAGTTCTCGATTTCGAGATTGCCACTAATCACGGAGACTATGGAAGCGCGATTCACTCCGACAACCAAATGCTACTGGGCGTTTGGAAGTACAAGGGAGTAACGCGGGCTGTTTGGGGGGACGAGTTCGATCAGGGATGGGAGCAGCTAAGGAAGGATATGGCTAGTGCTGACTTCTTTGTTGCGCACTACGCTAAATACGAGCTGAAGTGGCTGAAGCGGCTAGGAGTGGATCTTAGAACGGTATTCCCGTTCGATACAGGACTTGCGGAGTACGTACTTTTAGGGAATCTGGCAGCAGGGGCGAAGGAATTAGGGATAGCGCCCAGAAGCACAAGTTTGGATATGTGCTGCCGGCGGAGGGGACTCCCTATTAAGGACCCCGTTGTCGATACGCTAATCGGCAATGGGATAAACCCGGTACGTATTCCGCATCCGTGGCTAGAGGGTAGATGTCGGCAGGACGTTGACACAACGGAGCAAGTATTTCTAGACCAGCGGAAGGCTCTCAAGGAACGTGGACTACTTGCGGTGCAATACACCAGATGCCTTCTAACTCCGGTACTGGCTGATATCGAAGGGGAGGGAGTAGCGCTAGATCCGGAGGAAGTTAACAAGGCCTATGCGGACTACAGTGAAAGGCTGGCTAAGCTCCAAGCGGAAATGGATGCTTTCACTGGTGGCATCAACGTTAACTCGACTAAGCAGAAAGCTGAGTTCATTTATGACACGCTGGGATTCAAAGAGCTTACCAACAAGCGAGGACAGCCTAAGCGCAGCAAGCCTACTAAGCTTCATCCGAACGGCTCAAGAAAGACTGACGACAAGACACTGCAACTGCTTAAGGCGACAACTGCACGGCAAAAGAAGTTCATTAAGCTGCGAAAAGAACTTGCGAAAGTCTCTGCAGCGGTATCTAAGAACCTTGCGTTCTTTAAGGGTGTCATAGATGAGTACGGGGGAGTCTTCTTTGCCGAGATACATCAGACAAACACGGCAACACACCGTCTGGCGTCTACTGGGATTCCTCTCGTATTCAAGACGATCAAGACAAAGGATGGTGAGCCTGCAACGAAGTCTGTCCAGTTTCAGAACACTCCCAGGGGGTTTAAGAAGCTATTCCGCGCTAAGCGGAAAGGTTTCAAGATTGCGGAGCCTGACGGATCTGGGCTGGAGTTCCGCATTGCAGTCTTTCTTGGAGATGACGCCCAGGGAAGGGCGGATATCGAAGATAGGACATTCGATCCTCACCGGTTCACCGCTAGCGTAATCAACAACGCGACGATTGACGAAGTAAAGGCGAATGAGAAGGCGTCTGGCGAGAAGAATGTTGATAGCTGGCGGCAGCTGGCGAAGCCGGATACGTTCAAGCCGCTTTACGGCGGTACTAAGGGAACTCCTGAGCAGGAAAGATACTATGCAGCCTTCCGCTTGCGTTATCCGGGTATCGCAGCGGCACAGGAAAGTTGGGTAGATTCGGCTCTGCTTCATAAGTACCTGATCACTCCGTGGGGATTGGTCTACTACTTCCCTACAGCGAGGAGGTCAGAGAGTGGATACGTCAATGTCACCAGTACTGTCTACAACTACCCGATTCAAGCGCTGGCAACAGCAGAGATTATTCCGATTGCGCTGGTCTATCTGTGGCACCGAATTCGAGAGTGTAAGTTGGAAGAACACGTATTCATCGTTAACACAGTGCATGATTCTGCACCTTGTGAAGTACGGGAAGGCAAAGAGCCTGAGTTCATTGATCTGGCTAAGCAGACATTCACTCTGGATGTCTATAACTATCTTGACCGTGTTTACGGTCTGGACTTCAACGTCCCCCTAGGCATTGGCCTGAAAATAGGGACACATTGGGGGACCGGGACTGAAATGGCTTTCAATATCTACAAAGATGGACGTGAGGTAAAGGTAAAATGAGTGTTGTAGTTACAGAGAAGACGGTTAAAACCGTCACGATTGAGATATCCGAGCAGACAGCCAAAAAGATCAACAGCTTGATCGAAGAACATGGCGACATCTTTTCAGAGGGAAGTGTGGATTTGCGAGCCTTGTCCTTGGATCTAGACAGCGCCGAGCTGTTCTCAGATGCAGCCTTGTTCGGAAGTGATGATGACTCAGAGGGTTGCTAATTGAGTCAGTTCAAGGGATTCATTGCCAAGATAGGCACTAAGGAAGGGACTAGCGCCCGTGGCAAGTGGACTGCCTATTCCTTCAAAGTTGAAAAGGATGACGGGAGCGAATATGAAGATTGGGTCAACTTCGGATTCGAGCGCCCCCCGTTCAAGGAAGGCGACTACATCGAGTTTCAGGCCGACCAAAACGAGCGTGGTTTCCTTCAGTACATCAAAGGGACAGGAAAGCCAATCAAGAACCCTCCTGCCAGAGCAAGTGCCAAGCAATCGGGAAATGCTGTATCTGGAAATCCTGCGACAGGAGCAGGTACGGGCACGGCGGGTAGCACTGCAGCGAACGCTGGAGCTGATCGCCAGACGCAAATAGTCCTGCAGCACTCACAGGAGATCGCTATCCGCGTTGTCGCGGTGCTGCTGACTAACGATGCGTTGCCGATGTCGGAGGCTAAGACGAAGGCAGGGACGGCTAAGCGCTTTAACGAGATCATGGCCTTTGTAGACAAGCTGACTGTGAAGTATCACAACGACGCTGCTACAGGACGGATTCTCACGACGGTTGCCGATAGTCCGATTGATACATCTCCAGATGGGCCTATCCCGCCAGCGGCTACCGAGAAGCCTAAGAAGGCTAAGCCTCGCGTGAGTGATCCTGAGCCGGAGCCAGAGGGCGACGCAATCGACTCTGACGAGCAAGACGACGACAACGTAGGAGTCTATTAAGTGGCAGAGAAGACGTTCTACCCGGAGGCGTTCAAGGCTCCAGAAACAGCCGATTACAAAGTGGAAGTTGTTCAGCTGACTATGGATGTCCCTCTGCCGGCTATGAAGACTCGCTTTGCCGTGGTCCACAAGCCCACAGGTGTTATTACGGTTGTCTCTCCGTCATTTCCTGAAGCGCTGAGCATTATGCATGGACAGCAGGAAGCGCTGGACCAGCTGATTGCTTCGCAAGTGCCCGTACCGCCTGGGCGTTCGAACTAAGACGAGATTGAAGCTGGCAGACGCCAGCGATGCATCCTGTGAGAGGGAGGGACTCTTAACGAGTCTCAAGTTATGGGGCACTAGCCTAGATAGACCCCTATTTCTAGGAGTGTGATATGGCTGCTAAAGCCAAGAAGAAGACATTTAACGTAGAACGTCGAATTGAAGTTTGGGTTAGCTCAGACATCACTGCAGACAGCTTTGATGATGCCGTAGCCAAAGCGAAGGAGCTGAAAGTAGAGGACTTCGTACAGACTTCGTACGAAGGAGACGGCTTTATCGATTACAACTGGCTTCCCGGATTCGGCGTTCGCGAGAACTTTTGATAAAGCTGCTGATTGACAGCGATCCAATCGTATACAGATCGGGGTTCGCTGCGGAGTCCGTAGAGCTAGACACGGTACTCGAAACGGCAAGTGGAGAGCTTCAGCAGTGGTACTTCAAGCCGGGAGACGGGCAGACCGCACTACAGCAGCTAAACTCCGTACTTGCAAACGGGCCAGCGACGCTAGTCAGTAAAGAACGGATAGTAAAGGCAGAGCCGGTAGAGCACGCCTTGCAGATTGTCGGATCGACAATCGACTCTATAAAGGCCGCTGTTAAAGAGAAGTTCGATAGCAAGCCGGACGTTAGGCTGGTTCTGTCCGGTCCCGGTAACTACCGGTACAAGATTGCGACAATCAAGCCATACAAGGGGAATAGAGATCCGAGTCACATCCCCGTCCACTACCAAGCCATCCGGAACTATCTGACAGACATCTGGAGAGCCAGGGTTATACACGGGCGTGAGGCAGACGACGAAGTCAGCATCGAGGGGTGGAAGCTCTGGCGAGAGAATCAGGGGAAACAGACCAAAGCATCTAGCGCTCCGCAGTATGTAGTCGCGTCTATCGACAAGGATCTAGACCAGATCCCTGGATGGCACTACGACTACATGAAGAAGGTTTTCTACTTCGTAGATGAAGAGTCAGCACGTAAGCAGCTCTGGACACAGATCCTAGCTGGGGATAGCGGAGACAATATACCGGGATGCTGGCGGATCGGATACGAGAAGGCTGCAGAGATCATACAGCGGGAGATAGATAGAGGGGCCGGGGATCTGGGGCTGTGGTTGGAAGTGCAGAACCAGTATACGGCCAGCAAGGAAAAGAAAGGCTGTCCATACCCTGACAAGTTCCCGCCGGATGTAGCCACAGAAACCGCACAACTTGTGTATATGCAGCAACGCCCAGGGGAGCTTTGGCAGCCCCCAGGCACAGAATTCGGAACGGTTACGGGAGACGTGGACGATTAATGGAAGATCGACAGATGGAATTTTATGCCTTGTTGGACTCATACAACCAAGGCATCGAACCGCTAGAGAACTGGACAACTGAGGACTTGGTAAAGCTGGCAGTGTTGATAGACACGGAGATTCAGAACCGGGAATACAACGCCAGATTGCCTGATCATCTGGAAATACTTCGATGAGTCTGATACTCAGCCCGTCAGCGGGATACAAATCAAATGCTTATATTCACACACAAGCAGGACGTTTTTATGCTGATCGTCCTACTTGGGATGTGCACGCCATTGCCCATGCACTGGCTCAAACGGCTCGCTATCGCGGGAATAGTGATGAGTTCTATTCAGTTGCTGAGCACAGCGTACTTGTTAGTCTTTTGATGCAGGAAGTGACCGGCGGAGATCCGTACGAGGGGCTATTCCATGATGCAACTGAGTCTGTCCTTCCTGATGTTAGTAGCCCTTTTAAGCAGCTGTTTCCTGATCTTAGAGCTGTGGATAAGCGGTTTGATCTGGATCTTAGACAGGCTCTCAAACTTCCCTTGGAGAAGTCACAAGCCTGCGCACGCGCTGACTGGCTGGCTCTATTCATCGAGTCTGCTCAGATCCTACCGGAGCGAGGGAGTGATTTTGAAGACCCTTACAACTTCCGTAAGGAAGCACTGAAGCTGCGGGAGCAGGGAGGGTGGAGGATTGCTTGCCTTGACTGGAGATCGGCCAAGGAAGCTTTCCTAGAGAGGCTGGCAGAATTGAAAGGACAGGCATGATTTACGTCATAGCTGCTCGCTTTCTGCTGGATATGGGAGCTGTGATTACCCTGGGCTATAACGACAAACTCGCCTGGGCTACCGTATTCCTGGGGCTGGGAATTGCCGACGCTGCTACTTGGTACATGCTCTCTCATGCCGCGACGTAAGGCTGTTGCTAAGCCTGTAATCCCAGGCAAGCGCACAGGTAGCAAGCGATCAGACTTTCGATGGACCGCACCAGACGGGACAATCTGGGGGAGTCGATTCGAGTTCGAAGTCTTCACAACACTGACAGAGCAGGGATATGCAGTCCGAAAAACAACATCGCAAGATAGCATGGCTTATACGAGTCCCGTTAGGGGCGGTAGATGCCAGAAATGCGACTCTGATTCAGTGGCTCAAGAACACGTCTATACACCCGACCTATATGTTGATTCAAAGCCCAGACCTGACGGGAAGGAAAATGAGTCATCAGGGTATTATATCGAATCTAAGGGCTACCTACGCGGATCAAGACGTGCACTTCTCCGTCATTTCCGAAAAGCGAGGGCGGATGTTGATCTCCGTCTCGTCATCCAAAGAGATTACAAAGTCGGAAAAGGAACACTGGTTTCATGGGCTGAGAAGTACCTGAAGGTTAAGGTGCTTGTTTGGAAGGGAAGCCTTACGGAGGGATGGTAATGAGGTTTTTCGCATCTATCGCGATTGAGATCGAGGCAGAGGACGACGAGGCCGCAGAGAACACGCTAGACCTAGCAGTACAGGGAGCGGATGTGTACGGAGTTGTAGACGTCTTCATTGCTCAGTATCCGGAGGAGCATGAACCAGAAGAAGGGTAACACGCGTTGAATTCAAAGCGCGCTAAAGCTATCCGCCGGGCTCTTAACGACAGCTTGAAGCAATACGGCCTAACAACAAAGGCAAGGATCGCAGAGACAGTCACAGTACCTAGCCGTAGGTACAGCATCACTATCAACGAGGAAGGGAAAGCCCCTCGCGTGATGAAAAATACGGCTACGCAGGTCCGCTTACAGGCGGGCTCACCAAGACAAGTGTATCAGCGAGTTAAACAGCATGTATCAAGTAATAGGGATTCCTAATGCCTCTGGATTCTTCGAATCTTTCGAAACTCTGTCCGACGAGCAAAGCAGAAGTGGACTCCTGGAATCTTGGAGTACACCTGAACAAAGAGCTTACAACGCCAGCACCGAACAATGTCGGGAGTGCCATGGTTGGGGGTACCGCATACAGCGCAGAGGGCGTGACGTTATCCGGGAACGAGCAGGTTGCCCAACGTGCCTTGGACTCGGGAAAGTTCCACGGTCCGAGTCTGACACTGCCGGCGCAGCAGCAGCAGGCTAACGCTGGCGTCAAGTTCGATGCTGGCAAGGCTCCCATAGCACAAGCTTTCATTGCGTACTTCCCTCGGGCTATCCAGGCAGTAGCTAACATCTCCGCCTTTGGGGCTAAGAAGTACAACGTCCATTACTCCGATCAGAACTGGAGTCGAGTAGATGGGGGACCTGGGCGGTACGAAGATGCACTAGCCCGACATTCGAAAGATCATCTGCAGGGAGAACTATATGCGCAGGATTCTAAACTTCTTCACGCGGCCCATAGGGCCTGGAACGCCCTCGCCACCCTTGAACTTATCCTCCGTGCAGGAACCCCCGAAAGAGACAGTACTGACTGAAGCGCAGGGTAACGCGCTGCTGAGTGAGTTCCTGACGGATGCAACCAAGGTTCGCATCTATCAGCTGGAGGAAATGGTTAAGCGCAACATTGTCGGCAGACAAGAGACGTTAGAGGCAAGGCAGCGGGCATTCCAGCAGGAGCAGCGCAAGACGATTGCCCAAGCGGAGAAGTCTAGGCGCTACCGCAAGCAGCTCCGTGAGCTGAATGCATCCCATCGATTGTTGAAATTGGAATTCAAGGAACTGAAAAATAAGTATGACTCGACGCTTAGAGGCATCGCAGAACAGAAGGCATCTGGTAATCCCGGACACACAGCTTCGTCCGGGGGTTGCAACTGAGCACATTGACTGGGCAGCCCAAGCAATCGTTGATTACAAGCCAGATGTAATTGTAGTCATTGGCGATTGGTGGGATATGCCGAGTCTAAGTACACACGAGCAGCCCGGATCTATCCACACCGAAGGTAATAGAATACGTGATGACATTGCTTTCGGAAATGAAGCGTACGGACGGTTGGTCAAGCCTCTACGAACTGAGCAGAAGCGCCTCATTGCTGGACGGCGCAAAGCATGGACGCCCGAGGAACACTTCCTCATGGGGAATCATGAATTCCGCATCAACCGAGCAGTCAGTACTGCCCCCAAGTTTGAAGACGTGCTCTCTACAGACGATCTTGACACTCAGGGATTCACTCGACATGAGTTCCTCGAAATTGTCGAAATCGACGGAATCTCGTATAGCCACTACTTTAGCAACGTCCATTCAGGACGCCCTATTGGCGGCAGCATTGACAACCGACTCAACAAAATCGGGAACAGCTTCGTCCAAGGACATCAGCAAGGGCTGCTGTACGGGATTAAACCTTTTCCCGGTTCCGGCCCTAGAGCGCAGCGGCATGGGCTAGTAGCGGGCAGCTTCTACCTGCATGACGAGCATTACAGGGATGCCCAGAGCAACGGGGAGTGGAGGGGGATTGTGGTTCTCAATGACGTAGAGAACGGCGATTACGACGTAATGCCCCTATCTAACAAGTACTTGAGGTTTCGATATGGCTGAGCAGTATATAGGGGAGCGAAAGCGCCCGGAGTTAGACGATCTAGACTGGATTCTAGAGAAGCTGGAGAAGTATGACCGATTCACCACTCAAGGGCTGATCGACTACCTAGCGCACTGGAACAAAGTAAGGCCGGCGAATGGCACTTGAAGGGAAGGACATTAACGACTCTGCGATTATCGATCAGACGCAGCAGCTACGGAATGCACAGGGTAAAACACAGTTCAAGATCACACTCCCAAGTGGGAGGGAGTTAGAAAGCGAATGGTTGAGCGAGGACAATGTAAAGAAGGCGTTATGGCCGTGGGTGGATACGGTACGGAACGAGATGGTAGCGGACGCGGAGGAACAGAGAGCGCAAGCGCGGAGACTGGCAGCGAGCAGGCCGAAGGCCCCTGCTTTAGTGTCCGTCTCGGGAGATGCCCTCAGTGTGGAGCCCCCGCAATCGGTTGTAGCTACCGTCCCGAGTGGATTGCAGACGAGATTACCTATGCCTGTGGCGCAACCTTCCGTCTCGACTGTGAGCCCGACGGCTGGCGCGGTATCAACACCTGATCAATTCGCTAGACAGGGGCTAGAGCAAGCCAGGAAGGATGCGGATTACTGGCAGGGGGTAGCTCAGGGAGCTATGGGGAAGTGGCAGGAAGCTTCCGCCAACGTCGAGAAGTGGGAACGGATATTGGCAGCCATGAATGGCCTGCCTGGAGGGATTCAAGTTGTTTCGAACGATCATAGCGGTGATAGCCGCAGTCAGCCTGGGGTTACTAGTCGCAGAGGGCGTAAGCCTGGGAGCAAAAACAAACCCAAACCAAGCATGGGTAGCGTCCCACTCGAAGGAGCTGCCGGTAGGATCATCGTCGAGCTTGAGTGAGCCGCTAGCTCTGCCTGTGATAGTCCAGCTGGACGCTAAGACCGGCCAGATACGCGGTATCAAGCCAGAAGGGGAGCCTATCCCGGCTAGTAAGTGCATAGAGATCCAGCGGGCTAAACCGCCTGAAGCCGTTGTAGACGGCATTGCAACACTGCATGTATGTGCGGTTAAGAAGGAAGAGGCAGACAAGCTGAAAGAGTGGCACGATCCGCCTAATCAGCGGCTAGATAGAAAGGATAGCGTGACAATATGAGTGTACCGAATCTACTGAAGACAGTAACTGTAACGCACCCGGAGACCGGTGTCGGATTGTCGTTCCAAGTGAACGCCGCACTGGACTTCAAAGAACTGACAGACGAGCTGTCCCGCAGCTTCGAATTCCCCGGCGGGGATGTCATCACAGTAGACAAGCCGGCACTCATGGCCGGTAAGCCAAACATCTACGGCATCCCTGGAGGTGGATCTATGCGGATCATTGATCTTGGCGGCGCCGTCCACTACATCCCATATGGATGGCTCCGGCTCAAGTGGTCTCCACGCCCAGGATTCCCGACTGTGGCTTTCTAACGGGCAATAAAAAGCCCCCTGCTGTACGAGCCAGGGGGCAGTGGGAGAGAAGGTAAATACCTTTACTAAGGCTGGGAGCTAATTAAGCTTCCGGCCTTTTTCTTTATTAGCGGCTTTTCTTCATGTTTGGTAGCTTTGTGATGAATCGCAGTTTACGCGACTTCAGCGAGGGGATAAGGGCATCATGCGGGGCTACTTTGAACGTCAGTAGCAAGTCTAGGTAGATGCCTAGATATTCCTTGCCATGATTCTGCACAGTCTTGCCGTACATGCATCTGGTGACATGATGGGCAACTTCATGCAGCGCGGTAGCGAGATTGTAGTGATTGCCCTTAAGCATCCAGATCCCCCGCTTAGTCTGCTCGCTATACTTCTTATTCTTATCCTTCTGTCTAACTACCTTGCCCGGATAGGGCACTCCGTAGCGGTCACATGCCGCGTGGATAACAGCACGTAGCTGTTTAAGTTTTAGACTGTCTCTGTTCCAGTCGAAGAATTCCCGTTCCCAAGCATATAGCTTGCGCGCCTGTGGATCTTTCACAGCTGCTTACTTCTTGAAAATTGCCGCCACTGCTGGCGCGATCTTCTCCACGCTACGGCCTACGGTATAGCCGCCTAGGCATACTTTGATGATTCCGAACAGCTCTAGCACCAGTGCTTCTGATAGGTTCGCTGCGCGCAGTCCGTACCAGTAGGAGACCACCAGCCAGACGAAGGTTAGGGCGGTCATAGGACGCCAATTGCGCTGTAGCCAGGACTCACCAGAGGCTTCCGCCTTGACGACATCCAGCCCCGCTAGCTGGACCTTTACATCGTCCTCAACCTGCTTGGCATAGTCGGTTTCCTTCAGCGCTTCTAGCTGCGCTTTGGCAGCGTCATTAGCTGCCTTGTCAGGAATAACCTTGTCAATGATGTGCTCAACCGGAGCAATAATCGTCTCCCAGATACTCAAACGAATTCTCCCGATAGAAGTTGATTTGCTAGTCTGTTGGATCTATTTGGCCCAACTTGTTTGGCCCATAGGCTGTCTAATAGGCCGCTGTGGGCCGCATCCCATTGCTTATGCGCCAAAGCAGCCCTAGTAAGGGCGAACTGTTTCCAGTGAGCTAGCCCCATGTTGAATACAAGCTCGATTAGGGCGTTCTGTCTGGCGTCCGTATCAAGGGAGGGCCACTCTAGAAGCCCCTGGGCATTGGACTCTGCAGTAGCTACGTCTTCATCAAGCCAGCGATCTACCGTGGCTACGCTGAATACCTTCCCACCCCAGGGCAGGTCCTTGTCCCCTGACAATAGATGCCCGACGCCAGCGGTCCAGAAGCCTAGGGAGTCCCTATAGGCCGTGTAACGAACGCCTTCCGCTTGCTTAAGCTGTGATTTAAGTCTCGAAATATCCATTTCGTTGGCCTAGAATCAGACCCCTATGAAGGAGTGGATTAAAAAGAACTGGCGACCGCTGATAGCAGCAGCAGTTGTGCTGGTAGCCTTAGAAGTCTTTACGAGGGTGTATCCGTGATAACCCTGGTAGGCTGGCTGACCGTGATTCTTGTACTAGGGCCACTGGCCTGCGCTTTTGCAGCAGGCTTCATGGCGGGGCTGATCGAGCTTATTGCCCGTCCTGTTGTTGCCCTGCGTCGCTGCCTTGCTTCGCAAGCTCCGTCTGATAAGCAGCCTGGAAAGCGGGGCTAGTACGTAGAAGCCCCGGTACGCGCTGCGCTACTGATAGCGCCATCTGCTGAGGAATCTGCCTACCGCCGTAGTACAGACGAGAGAAGACAGCCATTCCAGCTTTCATCGCTAGATCCGTCTTGCTGCTAGGAATGATGTTACCCGGGGTTCTGGTAGCTGTTCCAGAGTCCGGTACGGCTGCCTTGAATGACTGAGCGAAGCGAGTAGCAACATAGTGCGGTTGGTTGTTCCGCTGATAGACAAAGCCGTTCTTATCCGTCTTCTGCAGGAAGTTAGCCATCGCTACACCGTTCACGTGCCCTGTGGACGGATTGACGTTGCTGACACGGGCCTGCAGCTGGGATAGAGCCCGCCATTGCTGTCTTGCCTGGGCATACTGGGCAGTGTCTGCCTCGGATAGCCCCTGCTCGATTAGATCGTCTACATGATCCTTTACAGCATTCAGAGCACGTCCCAGCTCTCGATCTCCCCCTACGGAAGTCATTTCCTTGTAAGCGGCTCGGCCGAGCTTGCTAGACAATCCCCCCAGCTGAGCGCCAGTTGCGTTGCCGTTATTGGCATACGACATGAAGCGCTGTACTAGCGGCTCGCGAGTGATCGTGCCGTTCATGCCACGGGGGAGCAGCCCTTCAAAGTCATCGTCTACTTGGGCGATGATCTGACGGACATGGTTAGGCGTCACGAGACGCGGACGGTCATCCCGTACGTTCTCGAATACATCCCCCAGGCGATCTGCAGCACGGGACATGACTACGCCGTCTGGCGCTGGAGCATCCTCCCCAATAGCACTAGCCCAGGATCGATCTAGAACAGCAACGTTATTGTTTTTGATCCTTGTAGCAGGGCCACTACTCCAAGGATTGCTCTCTAGAGCCGCTTCCGTCTGGGCAGCCGCCTTATTCCCAGCCCGCGTAGCTGGGGTAAGACGCATGCCGAGCTGCTCACCAGCAGCTGCATTAGCTGCCTGAGCCTCGGATAGCCCCGATGTAGCTACATCGGCTCCACGCAATAGTGAGCCCCCGACCCTGCCTAGAACGGTTGGTAGGGCCTGTACGAGCGTATTAGCGCCAGCCCCCAGGGCGGGGCTTCCTGTAGCGTCCGATACAGCCTGGCCCGCTACATCTCCCCCTTTGGCGATCAGCTCCCCAGGCTTGCCGATTACGGCGTTTACCTGCTGTGATCCCTCATCCTGTGGCTGGTAAGTGAAGCGATTCTGGATGTCCCGTACCGCGTCTGCCGGATCGCCGAAGGGATGCTTAGCCCCTACTATATCGGCAGCTGTATTGCCTGCCAATGCCCCGATACCGGCCAATCCGCCGCCAATAGTAGCCAGGGTGCCAGTACCGAGCTGTAGCAGGGTCTTAGATGCACCTTTCTGTGCCTCTTTAAAGGCGTCTACAGGACCCAAGTTAGCGACGTGATCCTTCCACAGGGCATCTTTGATACGCCCCATAGAAGCTGTATCGCCGGCCTGCTGGGCTTCGTCGTAGAGATCCGCTAGCTGTGACTTCTGATCATCTGATAGGGCCATTATTGACCCCCTAGGATTGAATCAATGCGCTTGCCTAGCGGCTTGCTGGGAGCTACTCCGCCAGGAGCAACAGTGGCAGCGCCGGGAGTCTTGCCGCTAACGTCTGGGACGGTAAATAGACTGTCCTCTGTGCTTCCCGGAGGTGCTACTTCCCCTACACCAATACCCAACTTCTGCTGGATCTTCTGTACGGCAGAATAGCGACGGGTATTCTTGCCAATCATCTCCAGTGTTTCGTCTCCAGCGTCCTGCAGCTTGACAATCTCCCCATTAACGATCTGATCAATCGCCGCTTTCATAGCTGGGATACCGTCTGCAACGGACAGGTAGCTATGTGCTTCGTCACGCGCTGTATCAGTTGTAACGCCAGTACCGCCTGATAGCGCCCGGGCGTATTCCGTTACGAGAGCTTGTACGGCCAGAGCATAGCGCTTTTCTGCTGGATTGCTGAATTCAGACTTACCGGATGCAATCGCAGAGTTAATTGCCATGATGTTAGTTCTGTCTAGTCCCTGCGCTGTCAGCAATACCTGATCTCCTAGCCCCTTGATGGAGTTATGCAGGAAGTCGACGTTACCTACGCGGGAGCCTTCCGCTTTAGCGGCCGCTTGCAGAGCTTTAATCTGTGTCTGGGCTTGGATCTGATCAGCGTAGGTGATGCCAGACACGCGCAGAGCATGAATGGCAGCCATGCGAACTTCAGGAGTCTGACGAGCTAGCGCATTGTTGTTGAAAGCGTACATACCCGCCAGATATTTGATATCTTCTGGACTCTGATTCCCCTGCTTAAGCTGCTCACGGATTAGTGCTAGCTGCTGCTGAGAGGCAGCCTTCTCTGTAGCGATAGCCGCGCGGTTAGCAAACCATTGCTGTTGAGTAGCTACCTGACTACCGGGGTTCTGCTGCTGCAGTGCGGCAAGCTGAGATGAGAAGTCGGGGTTTGGAGTGCCATCAGGAAGGAAACGACTGACAGAACCAAACTCCTTTGTACCGTCTGGAGATCCAACAACAAACGTTCCCTGTGTCTGCTGCTTGATTAGATCGTCATCTTGACGACCCTTAACCTCAGATGAGATCAGCGCTTGCTGCTGTTTGGCCTGCTGCAGAGATACAATATGGTCCGCTACCTTCTGCGCCGCGTTCGCGTCGATTGGGGCAACAGCCTGATACATGGCATGAGTCTGACGAATCTGATAGTCGATATCTGACTCGTTAGATCCCTGGGGCTCGAGATTTTGCTGAGCTGTCTGGTTAGCTGTCTGCTCCGCTCTGGCCTTATCAACCTGTGGATCGCCGAAGGCAAAGCGAGAGAATAGACTACCTAGAGCAGCCCCCCTTTGTGTTGCATTACCGGCTAGCCCCTGCTGAATATCATCATTTTTCTGCTGAAGAATATCGTCAGGATTGTCTAGAGCGAATGCGTTAAGAACTTTTGCCATAGTGTTACTTTATACCTTACTTCTTACTAGTGACAATGCTCTGAGATCGCCCTGCGCCACCCGGCATAGAGTAATTGATGTAGTTGGCCGGAGTGTTGCCAGCGGTTTGCCATGGAATACCGTACTGGTTAGCCAGCGCGATAGCGGCAGGGTCGCCGCGCTGAGCACTCGTAGTCAGCTCACCTACTCCAGCATCATACGAATACTGCCCACTTGCGTCTGTTGGTCTGCCTTTGCCGAGCATGTTACCCATATCACCCCAGTATTTTCCTGACATACTGTAAGCGGGCTGTGTCAGACCATAGAGCGGAGCTGCAATAGCCAGCGCAGCTGCGGCAGCAGGTAGAGCTGCGGCCCCAAAGCTACTAAGGGCGCTACTCCCGCCAGCAGCACTCGCGCCGCTTCCGGCTGCTCCCCCACCAACCGCCGCGCTAGACGAGGCTGCGGCTGCATCCAAGCCAGCCCCGAGTGATCCTGTTACGTCTGCTAGTCCTGCAGCACCCGCTCCAGCCCCCGCAGCGCCTGCTGCTCCAGCGGCTCCCCCGCCAGCGGAGCTAAAAGCACCACCCGAGCCACCAAGCCATGCATCATTCGCAGCGGCTACATCACCTGCAACACCGGACATAGCAGACCCAGTGCTTGCACCTAGCTCGCTACCTAGACTTCCTAGCTCACCCGCGCTAGCTCCGTATCCTCCCGCTCCAGCAAAGTAGTCGTATAGGCTCTTACCGCCCTTGAGTAGGCTCTGTAGTGACCCTCCGCCGCCCTGTTGTCCACCACTAGTAGCCAGACTGCCGAACAGTCCTGTCAATAGATTACCGGTACCACCAGCGAATCTAGGATCATTAGCAAGCTGAGAGTTACCTAGTGCCAAAGACCCCGCGCGAGCTGACGCCTGATTCTGCCCTAGGGATCCCTGTAGACCGGCATTGAACAAGCCAAGCCCCTGCTGAGTGATGTTCCCCGCGCCCTGGATAGCCCCCAGTCCGTTGTTGAGATACCCGCCAGCGATATTCGGACCCAGCTGGGCTGTCTGTCCGAAGTTGCTGAAAGCGGAATTGAGTAGTCCTTGGCCTAGTCCGCCTAGCTGTGAAGCTGTGTTTGTGTCAGAGGCTTGCGCCTGCAGCCCTAGCTGAGAGGCGTTAACCGCGTCTTGGGTATTCTCCATACCCAGCCCTTTAGCGAAGGCTGTAGTCTGTAGAGCGCCGGAGCTAGCCCCTAGCTGCCCATTACCGAATAGGCTGCTCTGCAGATTGTTGAAAGCGTTCTTATCGCTATCGGCGTGCAGCCCTTGGAGTGCAGCGTATTGCTGCTTGACTTGATTGGAGTAGCCGCCACCAGCAGCTTGCGCTGCGTTAGCAGCCCCCAGGAAGGCATTGTTACCTGCTAGGCCGGCAGCCCCAGGATTGAATCCAGCTAGGCCCGTGTTAGCCTGACCGAAGGCACCATTGATACCAGAATTCAGCCCGTTGGGGGCTTGGATGCCGCCAGCACTACCGAATTGTCCACCAGCAAGACCCGTCAGTTGGGTATATGGATTCTGTAGAGATCCGTAATTGAAAGTGGGGCCAGTCGGAGACCAGCCCGCGCTAATACCTCCCGCACCAGTCGAAGCTGTGTATGGATTAAGCGTACCTGTGGCGTTAGCAAACCCACGAGCGAGGGACGACAGGCCATCTTGTTGGTTGGCCGTGTAGATGCTAGAGCCTAGAGACCCTAGGCCCCCAAGCAGCGGTACTAGCTGGCTAAAATCAAACCCGCTAGCACCGTTCGTGCTGTTATCTAGCGGCATTATTCCTTCTTGGCTTTCTTACGAAAGTAGATAAACGTTGCAGTTGATGCAGCAATAGCCGTCGCGGCTGCCCCCAGCTGTGCGATGGGCAGAATTACGGACGCAAAGAGC